TATCCCAGAAGTTTTTCACAGGCGACGGTGTGGTCGTAGAAATCGAGGAAATAACATGAAGTGTGGCCGATTGACCATCGATATCGACCATGAGCCGATATTCGAAAGGCCCGCGGAATACTCAAGCGAAGTCAAAACCTACACGCTTTCCCCTGAGGAATTGGCCAAATACGGCCCGGTATCCACGAAACGCTGCCTTTTATGCGGCAAGGAGAAATCACTATTGCATTTCACGACTGGCATATCCGGCAAAGTCGGAGCCATATGCCATGAGTGTATCAGAATAAAAAAGGAGGGCAAGACAATGATGTGCAACAACGAAGCGAGGACGATAGAGACCAAGGAAACCGCGAACGATACGGATGTTATCACGAATGATGTGCTAAGAACAAAGACCTGCAAGAAATGCGGCAAGACAAAGCCGAGAGATAAATTTAGCAGCACATATTATGTCAATACATGCGATGAGTGCCTAGAAGAAATGAGCCGCCAGAGATCAGAGATGGCAGCTGCTAGGCACAAAGAAGGAAAAGTAAACTCAACAGGGAGTGTCGCTCCAAAAATCAAGGCCGAAGCAAAGATCAATCCGGGCGCGATTAAGCTCAAGGCACCGGAAGGGGCGAACGCTCCGAAATCCGGCCTGAAAATGACGCTTTACATCGACGGCGAAGGCGATGGGGAAAACATCACAAACAGGATGCACAACCTATCGAGCGTCCTCGTTACGATGGCCAAATACCGCTTCACACTCTCCATCGAGGAAGTGCAGGACTAATGGGAAAAGCGCTCGATTTAACCGGGATGAGATTCGGCAAGTGGACGGTCATAAATCGGGTTGAAAACTCGCGCGGACAAACGCGTTGGCGCTGCCGATGCGATTGCGGCACAGAGCGGATCGTGTTCGGCCATAGCCTGAGCCGCGGTGAAACGAAATCATGCGGCTGTACAAAACGGAAATACGAGCAAGAGCCGAAACGCTTACCAGAGCCAAAACCCAAGCGAAAGCCTACAGAAAGCCTCATAGCCGCCGCCGCAAAGGCGAACGCATTGCACATGTCATATGGGACCTACGTCAGCAAGGAGGGCAAAGTGAATAACGTCAAACGAATGGCTGGACCATTGCCTGCGCCGGAGCCGAATGCCGGCCCGGTAATATCATACAAGCTGTCGCCGGATGAATTGGCGAAATACGGATCGCCGCAAATGAAAGTTTGCCCATGCTGCGGCCGCGAATTGCCGGTATTGAGCTTCAGGAACCCAACGGGCAAAAACACATTGTATGGCTTGGGCGGCATCGGGAAAATATGCCGGGATTGTCAAGCGAAGAGGCTCATAAAAATGGCGCTGCAAAAGGAGGAAATTACATGCTACGCCAACCGATAACAACAGAGAAGCGGCTTCGGTCATTGGTGGATAGGTTGAGCGCAGGCTTTCGGAGATGGCAACACCTAAAAGATTGCGGCGGGCAAGACCCATTTTGGCCGGATGGCGTGAACATGAATCTTGTGAGAAACCACATAACTGTCGCAAGGCAGGAAATTAGGACATTCTGCGACGAAAACGGCACAGAGCTGCCGGAAGAATACCACAGAGAGCCGCCGGAAGAAGTGGATAAGGATTACATGGCCAACGCTGACGAAATCCGGCAGATGGCTAAAGCGGCACTAGATGAATACAGACAGGACGAGGCGTTCAAAAAGCTGCGTGCTATTGCCGGCAGGCTCAGGCCAAAACAACAGGAAAAGATAAGTATCCACAATGTCTTAAATTATGTCAACGGCCTAGAAAAGGCCATAGAGGGCGATGACCTTATAACAATGCGGCGGCACCGAAACAACAAGACCTATCTCGAGAGCTTCGCCCAATGCCTGGCCAGGGCGGAGGTTGCCCTGGCGGAAGGCAAGGAAGAAAAAGGACAAATGGACATTTTTAGTGTGATTTAGGGAGGTGTCAAAATGACCAATACAGACCAATGGAAAACCGATGGCATCTGCTCAAAATGTCGCCGGAAGGCATATTGCGGCAAACAATGCAAAGCGGCGAAAGAGGGCACTTTGCGCCAACTGCGGCGATATGTTGGCAAACTGATGCCAACAGCAGTATTCGACAAATGCAACGTGAAGCGGAAGAGCGGGCCATATTAAGGAGGGCTGACCATGAATTGCAACAACTGCGGTAAATCAATCACATCCGGTGTGGGATATTGCAGCGAATACGCCGATGAAATGCAGCGAATCAGGGCAGAGCGAGATGCGGCGATAAGGGATTTGGAAGAAATTCTTAGAAATGAGCCATCCAAAAACGATTGCCAATATTGTAAAAGATATATTGATTATTTAGATCCACGCAAAAAACAGACAAAACCGGTAGGATGTGAACTTAACAAATATGACCATTGCCATGCGATATGGAGAGGAGTACAGAAATGAGCGAATTAAAATCGTGTCCTTTCTGCGGAGAAGAATCCCTCTCATCCTACAACACAAAATTTGGCTTTCAGCCGCATTGTTCCAATGATGACTGTTTTATGAGCAGCATAATCATACATGACTTTTTCACCTCTGAAGAGGAAGCCATCGCCGCATGGAACAAGAGAGTAGGTGACGAGAAATGATTACAATATTGGGATTGACGTTTGCTTGGATCGGGGGATTCTTATTGGGAATCGCGTGTGGGAATAAAGCGACCCAAAAGGAGGCCGATAAAAACGGAATCATCTGGCTTGCCGGACAGACATATTCTGCGGCTCGTGTGGACTTCAGGATTATTACAAGAATCGTCGACGCGGAAAAGGAGGATAAATGAGCCTATTATTCTACGCAGTCATGGCGGGGTTGATAGCCGGGGCGATGATATTGGGATATGCCAACGGGAAGGCAGATGGGCGTTCGTCCGGATATGCCGAGGGATATTTGGACGGGCATATCACAGGAAGGGAGGGCAGGCGATGACGCTCATTAAGAAGCTATGGCAAAAAGTCATCAATAGACCAGGCAAATATATCTGGACGTGTTATAAGTGCGAGAAGGCGTGGCGATTCAAAAGAAAGGAGGATCATTGGCAGTTTTTAATATCGAGCGGAGGGCGCTGCCCGTACTGCAAAGGATTTGTTACGCAAGCGCCGCTAATGGTCTCCAAAATACCCATGCCGCCAGTACCGCAGCCAAAGCGCAGAGAGACAAAATAACCCGGACACAATCCGGTTGATATAGAGGGAGGATTCAATGGCATCAGAGACCAAAATACCACATGCAGTATGGAAATATGTCGAGTTTGAACTGTACAGTTACAAAAAGAACCGGAATGAGCTGGATATGCTACGGGAAGAAATCATCGACGGCACACCATTCAGAGAAACCTGCGTACAATCAGGCCCGGGCAATCCAACAGAGAGCAAAGGCATCAGGCTCATATCCAGCGTTTCGATCGTGCAGTTGGAACGCACGATAACAGCCATAGACCATGCGTTAAACAGGCTGACAGAGGAACACAACAATCTGTTTGAGCGGAAATACATCAAAGGGCAGAGCTGGCAAAACATCGTCATGGAGATGCCAACCAGTCGGACGGCATACTTCGACCTCCGGAAAGACATCGTGACAATGGTTGCGATGGAACTTGGGTTGATATCTATATAAGCCCTGGACGAAATCCGGACTTTTTGGGTATGTATCCGTGATATATTGGTACCATAGGAAGTATGCGAGGGCGGCCAAAAGGCTGCCCTTTTGCATGGGCAATATACCGCAAAAAAGGCCGGGTGGTGGGCGGCCGCGGTAATTAAACCGCATTGTGCCATTGTGAATAACATTATGCAACGAGGAATGAAGGGGTGAGCGTTTGGACTGGAAAGAGGAAGCCGCGGACCTTAAATTCAAACAAGGGAAAAGCTGGACAGAAGTGGCCAAAGCAATGCGCCATCACTTTCCGGAGCTGAGCGAGCAGCAAACCTGGGAGAAAGTCCGGCGAGCGCTTAGAACGAAGCCTGAATATAAGAGCAAGGGGCAACCGGAGCAGACGGCGCTATCAATCAGCGAGATCGCCAAGGAGACGGCGAAGGCAGACATTTGCAAACGCCACAATATCACGCCGAGGATCCTGCAGGCGCACATTGCAGACTGGCGGGACGCTGGATACCAGATACAAGAGACGGACACAGCCATTGCGCTGTGCCGGGACATCATTCCGCAGGAGAACGAATATGCTGAACAATGGACAGGCGAGCGGATCCTGCGCTTCGGCGTGGTGAGCGACACGCACCTCTGCAGCAAATGGCAGCAGCTGACATTCCTGAATCATCTATACGACCTATTCGCCGCCGAGGGTCTGGACAAGGTTTATCATCCGGGCGACATTACTGAAGGTTTCAAGATGCGGCCGGGGCATGAGCATGAGATATTCAAACATGGCGCGGACGAGCAGAGCCAATACGTCGTTGATGTGTATCCGCAAAGGTCGGGCATTGCAACAGAGTTTATCATAGGCAATCATGACACAAGCCATATCAAGAACGGCGGCATCGACATCGGCGCACAGATCGCAGCCAAGCGGCCTGACATGAAGTATCTGGGGCAGAACAATGCCAGGATCCTGCTGACGCCGAATTGCATATTGGAGCTGAACCATCCGCTGGACGGCGCTGCGTATGCGCTGTCATATAGCCTGCAGAAATACATCGATTCGATGACGGGCGGCGAGAAGCCAAACATATTGCTGAACGGCCATCATCATAAGGCGATGTACTTATGGTACAGAAACATACACGCGTTCGAGTGCGGGACCATACAGGCGCAGACGCCCTGGATGAGGGGGAAGCGTATCGGCGCACATGTGGGCGGCTGGATCATTGAGGCGCATGTGGACGAGGAAGGTACAGTCACGCGATGCAAGGGCGAATTCATCCCGTGCTATAAAACGATTGAACACGACTATTGATACACGGCGATAGGCCGGGGCCGCAGGTTGCCCTCCTTTCCTGCGGCCTTATCTATTTCAGACAGGAGAAAGACATGCCGGACAAACCACTGCATTTCTGCAGATATCCCGGATGTGGCGAACTGGTCAGCGGGCAATACTGCGTAGAGCATCAGGCCAAGGCGGAAGCGGACGAACAGACAAGGCGCCAGCGATATGACAAAGGCAGAGGCACGGCGCAGGAGCGTGGATACGATTCACGATGGCGCAAGGCAAGGCGGGCGTATCTGTTGCATCATCCGCTATGTGTAGAGTGTGAGAAGGAAGGCAAGCTGACACCGGCGACGGTGGTTGACCATATTACACCGCATCGGGGAGATAAGAAGCTATTCTGGGACAAGACGAACTGGCAGCCGTTATGTAAAGAGCACCACGACATAAAGACGGCGAAGGAAGACGGCGGGTTCGGCAACAGACGGGGAGGGGGATGATAATCCCTGCAAACCTAGCGCCGCAGACCGGGCTGCTAGTCTCACACAGGATTTTCTCCCAGCTGAATCGATTTTAAGCATGGAGGTGAATAAAAATGCCTGACGGCAGACCGAAATTAGTCGATATGACGGCCGGACACAGAACGAAAGCAGAGAAGCGGATCCGCAAAGAAGCCGAACAGGCATTATACACCGGAGAGAAATTTCACGAGTCCGAACAGGTCAAAAAGAACGCGATCGCCCATAAGGAATATCTCAGGCTGAAACGGCTGTATGACAAGATCCCATATGTCGATGCGCTGGACCACCAATCTGTAAATCGATACTGCATCGAAGTGTCAAATCAGATCAGGCTCACTGGCTTATCTGAAAAAATGGAGAGCAAGCTTGATGATTGTGAGGATCTCGACGCCGGCGAGCTTGTCCAGCTCTATAAATCCATCGCCGGGGTCATATCAGATATCCGGAAGAGCGCTGAAATGCTCATCAAGCTCGAAGATCGGCTGTTATTAAACCCCGCGTCAAGGATAAAAGCGATCCCGAAAACGCCGGAAAAGAAATCGGAAGCGTCCGGAATAGCGGCGTTCAGGGCGAAGCGAGCTGATTAAAATGCCCATCAACAAGGAAAGAGCCCTGGAGCCCATTGAATTTGTCCAATATCTGCACCTTACCGGCGATTTCTACGGCCAGCCTTTTATTCTGCAAAAATGGCAGCGCGAGGTGATCGGCGCCGTATACGGCACGGTCAAAGAAAACGGCCTGCGCCAATATCAGTATGCTTACCTGGAAATCCCCAAGAAGAACGGGAAAACGGAAACCACGGCGGCTTTGGCTATCTATCATCTTGTTTGCGACGGCCCAGGCGGACAAATCTATTGTTGCGCGGCTGAAAAATCGCAGGCAGCCCTGGCATATAAAGCAGCGAAGCAAATGATAGAACAAGACGAAGAGCTCGGCAGGATTCTTAAAATCGTTGACAGCAAGACGGAGATACAGAACACAGAAACGGGATCGTTCTTAAAAGTCCTATCCGCAGAGGCATACTCTAAACACGGCATTAACCCAAGTGTTGTAATTTTTGACGAGCTTCACGCACAGCCGAACCGGGAGCTGTGGGACACCATGACATTCGGCGCCGGTGCGGCCCGGAAAGAACCTTTGTGGTGGGTGATCACCACGGCCGGTGACGATCCGGACAAGAAATCAATCGGTTGGGAGATCCATGAACAAGCGACAAAGATCCGGGACGGCGAACTGATCGACCCGTCGTGGTATGTGAAAATATACGGCGCGCCGGAAGATGCCGACATTTACGACGAAGAAACCTGGAAGGCGGCGAACCCATCGCTTGGCGTATCGATTGACATAGAAAAGGTCAGACTTGAGGCGACAGCGGCCCGGAATAACGAGGCAACTGAGCGCCTTTTTCGTTGGCTGAGATTAAATCAATGGGTCTCCTTGAAACGCATCGGCTGGCTGCCGCTGACGCTATGGGACGAAACGGAAGGCAAGTGGGACGCGGACGAGCTGGCCGGGAAATATTGTTACGCCGGGCTTGACCTCTCATCCACTACAGACCTGACCGCCATTGCCCTTTTATTTCCGCCGCAACCCGGCGTTGACAGTTGGCGCTGCCTGTTCAAGGCGTTTGTGCCCCTGGAAAACATGAAAGAGCGCGTCAAAAAAGACAAAGTCCCCTATGACAAATGGTCCAGCGAGGGATTTTTGACAGCCACCGAGGGCAACGCGGTTGATTACGAGAGGGTGCAGGCGCAAATCGAGGACTATTCCAAGCAATATAAAATCAAATGGCTCTGCGCTGACAAGTGGAATTCGGCCATGATGACACAAAACCTGGCTAAAAAAGGCATCAAAACCATCGTGATTGAGCAAACCATGACCGGGCTTTCGCCAGGCATGAAGGAACTTGAGCGCCTTTTCAGGGCCGGACAAATCACTCACGAGAGACACCCGGTGGCTCGGTGGTGCTTTGGCAACGTCATCGTGGCGACCGACGGCAATGAGAACATAAAGCCCATGAAGAACCGGTCCATTGAGCGCATCGACCTGATCGTGGCGCTAATTGACGCGATGGCGGCGGCGATGAACCTGGAGAAAAAGGTCAGCGCCTATGAAGATCACGGAATAAGGATGGCATAAAGGAGGGATCAATCGTTGGAATTCAAGCTATTCGGGAAGAGCATCACCATTAAGAACCTCGTCACGAATTTACCGCCGCCCGGTTACGACGAGGGATGGCGCAATTATTTATCCGGG